GTCAGCGGTGCCTGCCGCCACGCCGGTGACGGTGATCGCGTTGCCGCTAACGGTGACCGTTGCTTTTGCCCCGTCGGAGGTTGCCACGCGGAACGAGGTATCAGAGGCGCTGGCAGGATTAACCGTCACATTGAGCGTTGTGGTTGCACCGACGGCCACGCTTGCCGTGGCTTTATCGAGCGTAACGCCGGTGACTGGGATATTCGGGCTCCCGCTTTCTTCAGCCAGCTCCGGCTTGCCGGTGTTGGTGATTTTCGCTGTGCGGGTAATAACCTCTTTTGCCGGAATGGCTTTACCCAGGCTGCTGCACCAGCCGCGGAAAACGTCGACGGTACCGTTCGGGTATTTGATTTTGTAATAGCGTACTGAGCCATCAATAAACCATGCGACCAGGTCTTTTTGCCCTTCTTCACCCGGCTTCCAGGCGAGGGTGAAAGAGGTGTCGCCAGCAGATTTTGCCCCCTGAGCGGTCGCGTTCCAGTCGGCGTCCTCGTCGTCGAGGTAGGTGTCGTCATACGATTCGGCGGTCATTTCGCCCGGCGTCAGCTCTTTAATTTTTGCCAGGCGGTTCCAGTCGATATCCGAGAGTGGGTTAGTGAAAGCGTTGCCCGTTCCGGTGTAAAGCCAGAGTGTGGTACCGGCACCTTTCACGGGGGCCAGTGGGTTTGGAGTAGGCATAAGTACCTCTTAAATTGAATAGGTGATTAAGTAAGTGAAATCGACTGAACCCCAGGTGGCCATTTCATCATCCCTCTGATAGTCATAACCCTGCGGGGTGAACGTCTCAACCAGTTCGGTCAGACCCGGGATGAAGGTCATTGCCGGATACACTTTCTCTTCCATCCAGGAATCCAGCGCGCTGTCGGGGCTGGAGGCTTTAAGAAATACCTCGATGTGAACAACCGCCTGCCACGAATCTTCGTCAAGCGAATCGCCGGTGTACTCCGCGTCAGAAAGGTAAACAGCCACGGCAGGGAGATCCTGCTCTTCAAGAAAAACAGGGCGCCCGTCAAACCAGGTGACCGTGTCGGTGATATCGGCTTTCAGTTTTGCCAGAATGGCTGCACGAATTGCGCTGTGTCTGTTCATCGCTTCAGGTGGATCCTCAGTTGGTTTTTCAGGGCTGCGGAAAGTTCTTTGGGCATATCGCTTTCAATAAGGCGCTTTGAAATAGCGGTGAATGCCACGGTGAGCGGTGTCTCAAGAGGAACTTTGACCACATCAATCGGATAACGGGCCTGACCTACGCGCCGCATGACCTGCCAGCGCCCGTTGGCAAGCTGTTGAATAAAAGCGTTACGAAAGGTATAGGGGCCGATTTTGAGGACGCTGCCCGCTCCGTTTCTGGCCCCTTTTTTACGCGAGAGCCGGACGCGCGCCGTGCCGAGCTTTATCGCAGGAAGATTACCGCGGTTGATTTTTATCGACGCGACCAGGCGATCGTGACGGGCCTTGCGCAGACGGGAACGCTGGCGGACCAGACGAACCGGAAGCCCCTTTTTCCGGTTATCATCAACTGTTGCTTCTTTCGCTACAGCTTTGCTCCCCTGGCTTATCGTTCTGCTGGCCACCCGGTTAAGTGCTTTTGCGGTTGCCTCAGGAACGATTAACCGGCTGAGGCTGTTCAGGTTCTGAATAGCCCTTTCCAGTCCTTTCACGGACATAGCGCCTCCTCATTCGAGATGGATGCGGGGTTTTCCGTTGAACATGTCATAGCGGGTAACGGTCAGGTTTTTACCGTCGTAATCGACACTGTCGTTTCGGCGTGGCTGGTAAAGCTCAGAGAAAACCACCAGCGAAGTACCTGTTCCCGACAATGGCCCCATTTCCTCCAGTTGCTCGGCGGGAACAACGTCATAGCTGGTGCCATTGATGATCGCTGTCTTTCCCATTTTTTTTATGGTGGCCGCGTCCATGCGCGCCGCCATCCGGTCAAAGGGGTTAGGCATTGATCTTAACTTCAACAACGGTGGTGCTTGCCCCTGCCTCTTCCCAGGCGATACCTGCGGCAACGGCATCCGTTTCTTCGATCGTGATTTTGCCGTCCTTCAGATACACCTGCGCCCCGGCAGTAACTGCATCAGCGGGGACTTTTGGCAGGAGGAATACCCCTTCAGTAATGCCGTCCCCGGTATCGCCGACAGGAATATCCGTAATCGCCACAGCGATAAGTTTGCTAACCACAACCGGATCGCCGCTCTGAATGTCGGTTGTACCAATGTTTACCAGAGGGATCGTTTTCCCGTCCTGCGCATAGCTCTTAGCCATAAATTTCTCCATTCAGCCCCTTGCGGGGCTGGTTTCAGGTATAAAAAAAGCCCTTACGGGCATCTGTTTGTCAGGACTCTTTTTTACTGACCAGTGGATTTGGTCATGCCGCGATAGTCCAGCGGTGCCACACCGGCATCGATACGTACTTTCGTGGCGATACCATCAGTGGTGAAGCCTTCCTGCTGATCGATGTAAGGGGTATCGACGCCGTTGAGATACGCAACCTCGATGGTATCGGTGCCCTTCGCGGCAGCCAGATACCAGGCTTTCGCATCAGCCTCATCCAGACGTGGTTCTGCAATGACTTCTGCAAAGTTCTGGATAGGGTTAACGATCCCGGCATTGATATCTGCACCTTTAACACTGGCCGACTTGATGGTCTGATTTGCCAGAGTTTCCAGGGCGACGGGCACCAGCATGTAGGCCGGACGGATATTCAGGGTTCGCTCCCCCTCCTTCTGCAGGCGCATCAGCTTGCGCGACTCGTCCAGACTGGCCACAGAAATTGCGCCCGCGCTCAGGTTCTTGTGATCGGCATGGAACAGCGCCTTTCCGTCTGAGAGTTTCGGGTTTTTAGTCAAAATGGCGTAAACCAGATCGCCAATCGTTGCTTTCGCCGCGCGCCCCATCTTCATCGGTACGTCGGTAAGCTGGTTCAGATCGTCGTTGATGATCGCCTGGCGGGTTACTGAGAAGATTTCACCATACGTGGCAAGCGCGATGGTTTCGCCTTTATCACTGGTAGTGATGTACTTGTACTCAGCCCCTTCGCGAACTTTTCGCAGAGAAGGGAAACCACCCATACCGACACGATGCGCCGTTTTGAAGTCCGACAGCTGGCCTTTTTTGGTCCACTGCTCGAAGGTTTCCTGCGCCTCGTCCCAGCCCTGAATCAGCGCTTTGTTCGCAACATCAAGCAGAATGTTGCCAAAGTCAGAGGTGCTGTGGGTCAGCGCCAGGCCAACCATCTGCATCGGGTTGTAGCTGGCCACGCCGATACCTTTTTCAGTCAGGGCCATACGCGCATACTCGCGCAGCGTCATACCGTTATAAACGTTATCCCGCTCCTGACCTTCGAACCCCGCACGCGCCATCAGTGCCTGGCGAATACCATCCGCGACGAAGTTACCATTGCCCGCATGAATATGCGACTGGGTGGTTTTATTGGACGGCGTGGCCGTTTTACCGAGTTCTGCCAGCAGCAAATCTTTCGCCTTATCGACGGAACAATCAGGGTCGGCTACACACTGGTTCTGCAGTTCCATGTGCTTATTGCCGAACATGGCAAAGAGATCGCCGATAGCGTTAACACGAGCTTTCTGCTCAGCCAACACCTGCGCGCGGATCGTATTTTCATCCGGTGCCGGGTCTGTTTTTTCCTGCGGTGCCTGAGGCTGGGTAATAACCGGGTCACGTTGGGTAGTGTTGCACGGCGGGGTGATCATGTTGCGAATGCTTTTTGGCATTTTTTCAAATTCCTCAATACGTTTTGAATGAATACAGGCCATAGCCTGAAGAGATGGTGTCACCTGGTCGGCAAAACCCAGTTCAAGGCACTCGCTGCCATTCATCCAGGTTTCGTCCTCCAGCATTGCCGCAATTTCTTCGGTGGATTTTCCGGTTTTCTGCGCATAAGCCGGGATAAGAACGGATTCAACCTTGTCGAGAAGATCCGCATAGTCGCGCATATCGCTCGCGTCACCACCAGCAAACCCCCAGGGCTTATGGATCATCATGCAATACATTGAAATCATCCTACTGATAAATAAGATTAAAAATCACAATACAAAACCGTTTGAGCTTCATTGCAATACGCATTGCAATACACGGTTGCTGGGTGATGGCAAAAGATGAAGGCTGCGAAGGATGGCAATTTGGGGACTAGGTGGCGAATAGCACAACACAAAATCAGAATTCTACTAGCTTAAAATGATGCAAAAAGCATTCGTGGCATCGCAAGCGCTGTACAATTCGTTCTATAATGAAGAAAATTTCTAACAGACTTTTTCAATCAAAGGTGGAGGAGATGACAGCAATGCAACACGCATCACGCTCATACTTGAATTGTAAAGCTATCGTTAGAATCACAGCCTTTTTGTTCCGCTGATCTAACGATAAAACTAGTGGTAAAAGGTATATTTTTTAATTTTTCAGACGCTGGCGCGGGGTAATTAAAATGAAATTTGTAAATATACGGTCATCCGAGTTGCCTGAAATAGATACCTTTGTTAAAGAATGTATCAACCAAGGACAGTGGACTCTTTTCAAGGCCGAGAAGGGTGCAGTTAATGACAATAAAGTTGCTTTCTTTATAAAGGCTGGTAAAGATTTCTTTGCATTAAATAACAGAGGAAGAGTCATCTCTGTGTTTCAATCATTAGATTATAATCTTGAAATGAATGAGGTAATTCATTTTTCAGATATTCCTAAACCTGAATCGTTGAGCAATATTGCTAGCTTAGGATTTGCTAGAGTTTAATACATAAGGATATGTACGATGGGTTTAATATCTGGAAATACACATTGGGTATTATTTTTACCTTGTGAGAACCAACCAGAAGATCGCCATGTTCAAGATTTAGTTCATGGCGTATTTTGCTTAGAATCTTCAGGCATACAGCCATCTAATATTAGTATATATATTGACGGCCAGAATAGAGCCAACTTTAATAAGTTAATTTCTATTGCAACCCAACATAATTATACTATCAAGCCTACATCTGAATTTTTCACCGACTGCGATACAAATAGTTATGAAAATCTGGTCATGTTTGTGACCGGCCACGGAAGCATGAATGGTCTGGACTCTGCACCGATCATAACCCCATACCGTTTATTGGACAGGTTAAAAAACACTCCTGTTCTCAAGCAAGCAATCGTTTATCTTGGTCAATGTTTCGCTGGTGTTTTCAACTACTTACCTGCTGGGCAGCGTAAAAGAGGTGAAGATGCCGATCCCGATGTCATTCTTATCGGGGCTACGAGTCTTCATGAAAGTTTGAGTAATCCTACAACGGAAAATATTAATGGTATAGATTTTCCTTGGGTTGCAAATCAATTTTTATATCATGTGTTTAAGTGGATATCCTCCCCGAATGATATCGATGGGGATGGAAAACATACAGTAATTGACTCTTATAAGTATGCTGGAATCTCATCAAACATGACCAATCGTAGAGTGAAGATCGGTTCTTTTGTAGCTTCGGTAGACTTGCATGAGCAATGGAATACGGCAAAAAAAGATCATGAAGCTAACTTAGCTGATCCACAAAAACTACTCCTTTTTAGAGCATTAGATCAGCAATACTATGAAAAACTAAACATAAACTATATTCATCAAGAGTGCTGGATATTAAATTCTGTACCTGCACAATCTGTTGAGTTCTAATCGTTTACTTTTTTGAATAGATTGCGGCAAGTGCCGTTTTGAGTTCGTAATTTCGGCACTTGCTACTGCTACCAGAAATAGGTCGAACTTTTGACAATCGTTTAGCTATAGTCTGCCGATGAAATCCAGTCACTTCCGCCAACTCACTTAAATTTAGAACTATCATTTTCATCATAATTCCCCTTCAGATGTCGAACAAATAACATACAATCCATCATCTTTCCCACTACTCCAAAGTTTTACATAATAAAATTCAGTTAGTTAGCGAATGATGATGATGTCCATAAAATTCAAAAACTAGCCGTTTCCCGCGATGCCGCCGCCCCGTGGCAGGCATCCCCGCCGGGAGTACCTTTTAAAAAAGGGCAGCATCTGCCGCCCTCCTGTCGTCATGCCGCCCCGCTCGACTTCACCATGCCCCGATAATCCAGCGCCGCCACGCCAGCATCGATACGCACCTTCCATGCAATACCGTCCACAGTGAAGCCCTCCTGCTGCTCCAGATACGGCACGTCCATTCCATCCAGATATGCCACCTCGATAGTGTCGGTGCCTTGCGCTGCAGTGACGTACCACTCCTTGTTGTTGGCCTTGTCCAGTCGCGGCTCAACCACTACCTGCGCCATATCCTTCACGACGTTGATAATGCCTGGGTTCTGGTTCAGCATACCGTTCTGGTCTACCGGGAACAGCGAAGATGATGACAGCACAGCTCGATTGGCTGCGCCTTCCAGCGCGGCAGGCACAAGGATATAGGCCGGGATAACATTAATAGGATCGCCGTTCGCATCCTCCTGCAGACGCATAGCCTTACGGGCCTCATTGAGTCCGTCTGTATCCATCCCTTTAGCGATGAGGTTTTTATGGTCGGCGTGGAACAACGCTTTACCATCTGTGAATTTGCTGTTGGCGGTCAGTTGCAGGTAGACCAGATTGCCAACCGTTCGTGCGGCGGCACGCCCCATTGCCTGTGGAATGGTCGTGAGCTGGCTCAGGTCATCGTTGATAATGGCCTGGCGTGTAACAGAGAAGATGTTTCCATAGGTGGCCAGCGCGATCGGCACACCGCTGTCGCTGGTAGTGACATATTTGTATTCAGCACCTTCCGGGACTTTATCCAGTTCTGAAAAACCATTCAGACCGACACGTTTAGCCTCATGGAAATTCGACAGAGAACCGGTCTTTGTCCACTGCTGGAAAGTTTCCCCGCTGTTCTGCCAGCCAGTCAGCACCGACTTTTCAGCACCACCAGCCAGGATATGAGAGAAATCACTGGTGCTGTGCGTAAATGCCAGGTTCACGATCTGCGAGCGATTCCCGAAACCACTGACGCTGATACCACGATCCACCAGCGAAGCCTGCGCCATTTCAAACAGACTCATCATGGCGTAAGGGTTTCCCCTTTCGGCGCGTTCGTGACCCAGACGGGCAAAAAGCCCCTGGCGGATAGCATCGCCGGTAATGTTGCCGTTACCTGCGTAAATGTGCGCGTTACTGGTTTTATCCGATGGGGTCGAGGTCTTACCCAGTGCCGTCAGCAGCATGTCTTTTGCTTTTTCAGGCGTGCAATCCACATCCTCCAGACACTGCATCTTGAGAGAATCATGCTTGCCGCCGAACATGGCAAACAGATCCTTAATCCCGTTGATGCGGTTCTGTTCCGGTACAGCGCTACTGGTGGAACCTTTCGGGCTGGTGATCATCCCTTTAATTTCTTTTGGCATATGCTCAAAATCCTCAATTCGTTTTGACTCAATACAGGCCATTGCCCTGACGGCGGGTAACAATTCGTCAGCAAAACCCTGCGCTACACATTCGCGGCCATCCATCCATGTTTCATCCTCCAGCATTTCCGCCAGTGATTCGGCTGATTTACCCGTTTTGCGTGCATATGCCGGGATCAAGACACTTTCGACTTTATCCAGAAGTTCGGCGTAGTCGCGCATGTCGTTGGCGTTCCCACCAGAGATTCCCCACGGTTTGTGAATCATCATGAGCGCGTTTTCGGGCATAACGATACGGTCGCCAGCCATTGCAATAACTGACGCCATAGACGCGGCGAGACCGTCGATCTGCACTGTGATTTTTGCCGGGTGTTTATTCAGAAGGTTATAGATAGCGATGCCGTCAAAAACATCGCCACCGGGTGAATGAATGTGCAGGCTGATATGGGAGATATCGCCCAGGGCTTTCAGGTCTTCGGAGAACTGCTGCGCCGTAATACCCCAGCCGCCGATCTCTTCGTAGATGCTGATATTGGCGCTGGTGCCATCGCTGGCCGCTTTGATGGTGTACCAGCCTTTCATTTTTCACCTTCCGTTACAGCGAAGCCATTTTCATCAAGCCATGCGTTGACTGCGTGCCGGACTACCTGTGCCACTCCGGGCAATGGCTGGCCAGGAAGATTTTTCAGATGATCGTTACGGTATTGCTTAAGGCGTACAACGGTCTGCGCGTCCAGATGTACGGAGCCGCCTTTAGTCTCGCCAGTGTTTAAATCGTTAATGTCACTCATGATGTCCTCTACTGTATAAGTAAACAGGTTATGATGATTGATCACCAAAAGTGGTAAGTAAACAGTTTTTTATCTGAAAAATAGATTTATGATGAAAAAAAATTTTTGTATGGTCTTAGATTGGAATAAACAGAAAGGTTAAAAAATGGATCTCACTCGTAATGACGAACTCCTTTTGAATGATGCAGCTAGACGCTCATTTCGGGATATGGCAGACCAGGATTATCTCTCAGCTCGTCTGTGTTATAAGCACAAATTGAATTTTCAATTTTTATGGCTTTCGCAACAAGCCGTAGAGAAATATATTAAAGCGATTTTACTTTATAATAGAGTTCCAGTATTAAAATTAAATCACAATTTAAACAAAGGGCTGGCAAAGATTAAAGAAATCCCATATCTTGAATTAGACCTAGATGTAAAAAGTGAGCGATTCATAGATTATCTCAATGAGCAGGGCCCAAATAGATACTTCCAAAACACTATGTATACCGAAGGCTTTGAAATTATAACCTTGGATAGAACCATCTGGGAATTAAGAAGATACTGCAAGCCACTAAACTACTCAATTACTAACCCAAAAGGTGAAGTGATAGAAATGTTAGAACATGAATTGAGTAGCATAAAAAATTCGAAGTCGAGGCCTTATCATACGTTCAAACTATTTGGAGGTTACTTAGAAAAAAGATTAAAAGATAATAAATTCAATCAGGGCGACATACTTACATGGAAAAATTTATTTTTTGGAAGAAATAAAAAAAATGCAATTAGAATTGGAAGATCAATGCATGTAACTCATCCAACTCATTATATGCATCCAAATGCAACGGAAATGCTCAGTCGTTTCTTTAAAATAAAATAATTACATTCCAATTTTATTTACCGCTGTTAAATAAGTAAGGTATATCTTTATTTATCGACATTGATAATCATGAAAGAGTATATCTTTTTTGCCGCACCTAGCGCATTTCTCACCGCACTTTCATCCCGCGCACTTAGGTGCGCAATCCAACATGCACCGTACAGCCATTAAAACCAGTAATGGCGCGGGTTTGCAGGTGATTAATGCCAAACCGCGCACTTTCTTCGTATAGACATGGAAAAAGTGCGGCAAGTGTATGTTTTATGAGCATTTCGCGCATCACGCGCATTTCTTGCCGCACTTTTCAGGTTAAATTATCGTGATATCTCCTGAATCATCGATAAAGATAATATTCTCCCTAACGAGTTTATCAAGCCAGCGTTTAAAACCTTTGCGGCCGTTCTCTCCAAACAGAGTGGTAATATCATCACGTATAACAGAGACATTGCACGGTTCACCTTTGGCTTTTCGGCTCCGGATTGACTGCCAGAGTGCAGCGTGGTTCCCAGTCAGGTGCTTGATATCAGCAAGTTCCGGATCAGGTTCTCGTACCTCTCGTGGCAGGTCCTGCACCACCAGCGACGAAATAAGCTCACCATCACGATCCGTGAACAATTCGATCGGACGCAGATCGAATGCGGCCTGTTTCGGCTCCTCCGCATCTTTCATCTTCGTACAGGTCAGGATTATCGCCCCACCATCCCCCTCGCGCCGGACATTGAACTCTGCATCGAGCGCAGCCCTGAAAGCACTGGAACCACGTGCGCCTTTGGTATCGTCTTTTCCTGAATGATGCACCACCAGCAACGTGGCGCCAGTCTCACGCTTGATGACGTCGCAGCCTTCAATAAACGCCCCCATGTCACGAGCATCGTTTTCATCGTTACCACCAAAGCACCGCGCTAGAGTATCTATGACAATCAGGCGAACCGGCTGCCCCGTTTTGGACTTAACGTCACGCGCAGCTTTGATCATCTCCTGCATTTCCTCACGGCGAACCGGGAAAACCGGACGGTTTACCAGATACAGATTATTTAGTTTCACACCGTGTTTTTTCTCCCAAGCCTTTATTCGCCGCGGAACGCCAATACCACCTTCACCTACTACGTACATCACAGCGCCGGCTGATACCGACTTCCCCGCCCACTTCATCCCGGCTGCAACGTGACAAGCCCAGGACACCGCCAGAAAACTTTTATACGAACCGCTCGGGCCGTAGATACTGCTCAGGCTGTTAGCGGGAAGATAACTTTTTAACGTGTAATCCTGCTCCTGATCGTACCCATCAGAGCCCACGCTTAAGGGAAGGCTGTGCCGCAGTGACTCCTCTCGCACAGAGACTTCAACCTGTTCACGCAGACGAGAAAGATATTCCCTCCAGTCCTCAGGCTCATGGTCGGGAATGCCTTTATACAATTTGGCATCCTGCACGCCAGCCAGCGCCAGCTTTTCAGCAATGTTATTAATCTGGATAGGCTTTATATTCCCTGCCAGATAAATCCGCACGGCACGACGGCCATCATCCACAATGCGCAGGTTATCCAGCTCTGCCAGTTGTTTTGGCCCAAGGTAAACAGGAGGAGTGGTATCTTCGGCAATCTGTTTACCAAGCCCCTCTTCCCAACCCTTCGCATGGGCGTATGCTTCTGACCCGGCAAAAATAACTGCCTCCGTGAATTTTTCTTTTGGCAGGTGTTTCAGATTCGGTGCGTTTTTCATTTCAGCCCCTTATCCCATCCGTCAGATCCAACACTCAGCGGCAGAGAAGAGCGCAGAGCAGCGATTTTTTTACGCACGTTTTCTTTTACGGTCTCCTGCCACTCCCTGCTTTCCTCAGGGAGATAAATAAATTCTTTTCGGAACCGGTACTCAGAAAAAATACACTCATGTGAATACCCATCCCGGACATACGTAATACGGCTATCCGTTACGCATGTGACAGTAATTTTTTCCCCGCGAGAATCTTTCCAGCGACTGTTAAGCTCGATTTTTGGTTGAGCGATGCCCTCAGGCTGACCCTGATTGAATTTTTTAATCATGAATTTATTCCTTGTCGGTAGCCGTTAAACCGTATGCATCAGCAGCCTGACGAACTGCCTGGATAAAACCTTCCGGTGTGGCCACGATTTCATCCGGACGAAGGCGGCGCTCTGTAACCTGACCGTTTTTAACCGTCACCAGTACTCGGATCTCGTAATCAGCGGGTAAGTCGGACTTATCCATGGCGCAACTCCATTGTCACAGCTTCATTGCTGTAAGGATCGCTACCCAGAATGCTCCACAGGGTACGATTCTCAGGATCCATAAACGACACTGAGAGCGGGCTTTCGGTCCGGATTTTAGCGGCAAAGGTTAAATCCCAGCCGCAGAACTTTGCACGGGCAGTTTCTTCAGTGTCTGCAACGGTGCGAAGAACTACCGGGAGACAGGAGTGACCTCGCGGCGTGCCAAGGAATAGCCATGTAAATTTTGGGTGAGTTTGGGTATGCTGTGTTCCAGCCATAGTCGTTACTCCAGTTAACGGTTTGTGGTTAGACGCCCTAGTACTGTTCCCGCAGTCTAGGGCGTTGTTTTTCTAGACTCACACATGTTAGTGTATATGCCTATTTAAATTAACCTTAAACCTATAGGCATATGCATGTCAATATCTAGAGATAAGCAACCCAAAGGCGGTGGTAAGTCCCCAATGCTTCCTATCCGCATCCCAGCAGACTTACGTAAGCAATTTGATGAACTCGCACAAGCTGAGAACACCAGCACAAGCAACTGGCTAAAAGAGTTGGGTAGAGCCGAATTGAGAAGGCGCGGCATCGAGCCGAAAGGATGATATTGATCTCCAACTGAGGGTCGGTAGTCTTTTCTTGGTTTATTTTCGTTCTATAGCACTGGCGGCCCTGTATGGCCGCCTTTCTAATTTATAGTAGTAAAGGTGCCAGATTACTTTAGAGGGCCTTTTAGTTATTAAAAATGACTTGCATCATTTAATTATTGTCAACGAATAAATTCTATCACGGATAGCTTCACTACATTCCTGCATAATTTCTTTAATTAATTTCATATTATCCTCATGAGACTCCCAATAATCCTTGAAGTTCGGGTAATCTTCGTCATTCTGATATTCAAAAGCCTCTTTTCTGCATAAATCCCTGTATTCACAGACAAGAGTGTAAACTTGCTCAAAATAAAAAGGCCTATTCGACTCTATTGCTACCACAAGAGGATTGTATCTATCATAAAAAGCTTTAAGTCTTCTTTCCCTACGTTCTTCGCGAGATTCATTTGGATCAAAATGATCAAGCACAGGGCGCAATTTACTAACTGAGTCAGCAACCTCGAAAATGCATGACCATATTTCATGATATATTGAAAACTCTTTATCGAATTGTGCCTTGCTTACATGATTAATATTTTCTAACTTTGATTTCATCTCTGCATTAGTCAAGTCCAATCGGGACTGTAGGCTTTTTATTTTCTCATCCTGCTTTCGTTTATACCTCTCAAAATATAACCTACCAAAATAACCAATTACAGCAACAGAAACAAATGATATCCCGCCAAGAATATTAAGCGCATCATAAAACCATTTCACAATCAGCCTCACATCCCATAAAGTAATTTATAGAAGAGATATTAGCTTAAATGGAGTTCCCCCGCAATTCACCGGGGGAACTGATACATTTTTCATTTTTAATTGGCCTATTTTACAGTTTCACTGCATCGGTTGAGATTGAGTCCATCCAAGATGCCAATCTCCACGAATCCAAGCTTGCACCTCAGAAAGCCGATAAGCAACTGCTGCAGGCCCAATTTTTATTCGTTTAGGAAATTTCCCTTCCTGCTCCATGCGCCACCGCGTTGAGTTAGACAACGTAGTCATAGCCCGGCATTCAGGTTCACGAATCATTCGGTCAAGTTCAGGCATGTACTGGAGATCTTCTTTTTTCACTACGGATAACATAGCCATATCAGGCACTCCTTTTCTTGATCACTTTAATTGTGTTTTCTTCACCCACCAGCCCGTCAAGGTAATCAACCCATCGGTCCAGCGCTTCTTGTTTTTGGGGAATATACTTACTGCGGTTATAGATTCCGGCCACGCCCTTTATAGTGTGTCCCAGCAGCTGCTCCACTACATAAAAATCGACGCCCATATCGTTGAGACTTGTTGAGAAGGTTCGTCTCAGGTCATGTAATGACCAGCGTTTTTCATGTTTCAGAGATATAAAATTTGTGCATCCCATGGTGCTGACGGTTGAATCAGATTTCAGTTCACCGAGTATGTACCTACGCCTTTTAGTCTCTTCGTGCAGGTTTACGATCCACTGCCGCATTTTCTGAGGCACCGGGCGGAGAATCTCTTCACCGTTTTTACTGTGCTCTTTCGGCACCGTCCAAAGCCATTTTTCGAAGTCCCATTCATCCCATGTGGATAGACGAGCCTCACTGAGCCTGCATCCAAACACAAGGCACAAAATCGCCATCCTTTTTTTGTAATTCATTACACGGGTTTTGCCTTTACCATGAAAGTACACTCCCCACAGATCGGCGACGTAGCTTTCCTCAAGTAGCCGCTCTCTCTTGTTCTGATACTTACCGATATCACTAGGGCTCAAATCATCCAGCACATTGCACCGCACATACTGGCGCACCCGGCAGTATTTGAAGATCTGCTTTAACTCAATCAGCATTGCAGCAGACTGAACCGGCGCGATTTTCTTTATGCGGTCGAAGCACTTGATCCAGTCTGACAGACCGCATTTCTCGACAGGAAACCCGCCGATGTAGGGAAAGATGTATCTCTCATAACGGCGATAGAGCCGTACAGTCTCTTTGCGCTTTTCCCTGGCATAGTTATCAAACCAGTAATCGATAGCGTTCTTCACAGTTACTGGAGTGAACAGGTTCTCTTTGGTGAGTTTGTTCTCTATCCGTGGGTCGAGTCCCTGAGATAGCCATGCCCGGCACTCGTCCCTTTTCTCTCTGGCATGTTTAAGGGTCATATCTGGATACTTGCCTAACGTCATCCAGACGGGGGCGCTTTGTCGGCCGGAATGTCTGAAGAAATAAACAAAACTCACTGTGCCACTCATGCTCACTCTGATAGACAGTCCACGACCATCAGCCACCATCTTTTGACGCGGCTGCGGTTTACCATGTAAGGCTTTTAACGCCTTGTCGCTTAACTTGTTCTCGCCCACCATAAAACCTCATTCTGCAATACACATTGCAATACACACTTAACTGCAACGCCGAAAAACAGTAGAAAAGCAATGCAAACAACATCTTTTCTTTCTTCATAATTAACAATAAGTTAATGAATGAACCCGGTTCTTCATGCGTACCCATGAGGTAGTGTGATGGATAATGGATCATCATCATTGTGTTTTCAGGCATGATGACCGGATTGCCTACCATCGCAATCACCGAGGCCATGGAAGCCGCCAGACCGTCGATATGCACGGTAATCGCCGCGCCGTGATGCTTCAGCGCGTTATAAATAGCAATGCCGTCGAAGACATCACCACCGGGCGAGTTGATATAAAGGTTGATGTGGGTGACGTCCCCAAGTGCCCGGAGATCATTGACGAACTGTTTCGCCGTTACGCCCCAGTACCCGATTTCGTCATAAATAAAAATGTCGGCCTCGCTGTTATTGCTGGCCTGCATGCGGAACCACGAATTACTTTTTGCGTTGGCTTTCGGACTGTGGCGCGCCCGGTTCTTTGACTTCGGCACTGGTGCCTCCTTTATCATTGGCGGGGTCGGTGTCAAACACCAGGCCCTGTTCACGGTTCTCGTCAACCTCCGCTTTACGGCGTGACTTAACATCATCCGGGTTGCGCCCGCTGGCACGTATCCAGTCGGATTCAGTAGCAGCACCGCCGCGGATCTGCGTTTTCCAGGCATTCGCTTCTTTAACGGGGTCAATCCACGGCATAACGGGCCCCGAATAAACCGCGTTATACAGCGAGTCCATATCGATGCCTCTCGGCAGCTTGATTTCTCCGGCAGCAATAGCCATCTTCAGCCAGGCTCGGTACATGGGCCGAGTCACTGAACCGATGAACCAGTCCTGCAGAATCAGATATCCGTCGGTTGACTCCACAAGCTCCTGCCGCTGGGCACTGTACGTTCCGTTGTAGTTTCTGGATGTGCTGGAAAAGCTGAGGCGACTGCCGGCGGACACGGCACGCAGCTGTCCGTTACGAAACGACTCGAGGTTAGGGTTCGGGCGATCGGATTTAATCATCCCGATTTCTTCCCCGGCCTGCAGCTCGTCATAGAGCATACCGGGCTGAATCATCAGCTCCCGATCATCGCTGCCGGAATCAGAATCGAAGCTCTGTCCGTCGCCTTTTTTGATATACATGCCGAGTGCCGCAGCAATTCTGGCAGCAGTAAGCTCCGAGTCCTCATACTCTTTCAGCGCGCTCAGACGCATCAGAACACCAGACAAAAGAGACGTTCCGCGGGTCTGGTGCAGGCGTCGGGTGAATTTGAGATGAAGCATGTTTTCTGCATCTATCTCTTTGGTATCGAACTGACGCCCGGATACTGGCAGGCTTTTATACACCTGATATTTTTTCGGGCGCCCCCAGTTATCGACAAAAACGCCCTGATTGAGCTGGGTGGCGGCATCGCTGTTCATCGGCACGAAGTCCGGCTCCAGCGCTTCCAGCCAGAACGGCACGCCCGCAACCGGCTGAAGACCATTTCCGGTACCGCGAACCAGCTGAGCAAATACCTCACCGTCCCGGAGCCACGTTCGTAGCATCAGCCGCTCCAGCATGGGGCGGGTAAACTGGGTTGTGACATCGGGTTTTACGGACCATTCGCCCCACTTTCTGCGGATATCAGTGGCCAGCTTTTTAGCGATCTTGCCGTTATTCAGCATCGGATGCGGTTCAACTATGATGCCCTTCGCACCCACCACCCTTTCTTCCAGCTTGTCGAAAACGCCGATCACCAGATCGTGGTTGTTGTCCAGCCAGCGCGCCTGCTGCCTTAGTGAAACCGCCCCCATCTGGCTGAGCTGATCGGCTGAGCGACTTTCCTTCTGGGCTTTGTGGGTACGCGTTTGCTTTACCGCCTCATACGCCTTAATAACCGCACGGGCACGCAGGCGTGAGGCTTTCCAGCCTGGTGAAAACAGGCCAATCGCATCATCTAAAAAACTCATCCAAACCTCGCCAGCCTGTAGCCGGGTCGCCCTCGGCGTTTGTTATTGAGCGTAACCAGTCGTCGCTCCCATTCCTGACGGCCTTTTCTGATTTCCGACAGGTTTTCGAGCGTCATCTGCTGCCCGTTGAAAGTGATTGATTTCCCCTCCAGAACAGACAGCTCGGCTGCAGCGTAGCGGTCGATCATGTTTTGAATATCTGCTGGATTCACACCCAACCTCCTGACGAAGACCACGGATTAGCCTGCTCGGTTACGGGCTTCTCACGTTTTGGTTTTGATTTAGATTTCGGCGCAGGCGACGGGGATGGCATTTCGCCAGCTTCCGTCTGCGTGTCCTCGATCCACGTTTCCCGCCGTGCCCACTCAGGAGCTGACGGCCATTTGATTTTTTCGTAACCACTAAGGATGGCGAGCGCGTCGGCATAAACGAGCAGGTCAAATGCTTCGTTTGCGCCCCGGCCTGGCTTACTCCATTTCCCTTCATTCGAGCGTTCCTCATACGTCAGTTCGTCATAGAACCAGCTGCCCAGCCAGGCGGGGAAATGCACATAGCCAGGGCCGGGTGAATCACGCCACAGCGCATTATTCACCCGGTCTTTAAGGGCATCGGTCTGGAGAAGATAAAGAGGCACATCCCCCGTCGCCTGTGCGCGGCGCGTTGATCTGCCCGTGTTGTCGGGAAACGTTCGCTGGATAAGTTTGCTGCGCCTGACGCTGTCCCCCTTGAAGAGATAGATACGCTTACCCAGCCCCTCACGGCGACATCTGCGCCAGAACTTGTAGGCATTATCCGTCACGCCATCTTCACCCCCGGAGTCCACGGCCATCGACATCAGCCTCATTCCCTTTGACGGGTCAGCTGCGAGTGGCCACGTTTTATCAAAGACATCGGTGAGTAAAAGATCCCAGTCCTCCGGGTAGCTCGCCGGATCCACCTGTAAGCTTTCCCCGTTTCCGTCGCAGCGCAGCGAATGCCGGATGTTGTAACGGTCAACTATCCAGCGCTCCCCCATACTTCCATAACCCGTAATCTGCACAACAAAACGCCGGTTGCGCCCGGCCTGCACGTCCACGGTCGCGGTGAGAAACTGAACGCCGTCCGGTACCGAACGTTTTGGGACTTCTTCGGCACGCTGCTCGAGCAATTCACTTTTACGCTGCTCCATGCTGGCCCGCGGCAAATAGGGCCTGCCGAAATCGGTGTTAATCACCGTCTTCAGGGTTTCTTCGCTGCGCGTGGATTCGTATTCCTGCTCGGCTGTCAGGAACTTATAAATAAGCTGCGCCCAGGTCTGGTAAGCAGCTGCCGGACCTTCCATCCAGAAGGAGGCAATACGGGAACGACGGCCATCACCGCTAACCTGGCCTTTACTGTCGATGGTTTGCCCGTCCCGGAGCCAGACACATTTCATGTTCAGCGCACGCTTCATGTCAGGCGTGATCCTGCCTTTACAGGCAGGGCACTGAAGAAACGCCGCTTCGCTGGCAAGCACAGGATCGCTGCTGTCGCGGTATCCGGTCATATTGTCCATTTCCGGCTGGAAATATTCGCCGCAATGCGGGCATGGCCAATAAAGACGACGGCGGTCACCACGGTTATAGAGCGATAAAATTCCGGTGGTCGGAGGGGCTTCATGGGGCGTTGAGCGCCGCCATTTTGTGTCTCTGATATCCCTCCCGGGCGAGCTTTCAACCAGCGTCATCCCGGAGGACATGAATGTCGTGGTACGCTTCGATGCCAGTGAAAAAGCATCCCCCTCCCCGTCGATATCTTCAGGAAAGCGGTCATAATCCGTCAGCGCCACACTCTTATAGTCCGAGGACGACATGATATTGACGGATGGCCAGCCCAGCTTCAGATAGTTACCGGCGCGAAATGTTCGGTCGTAGACGTTGTTATCGTTACGTCTTGGGCTCAGCCGGGTTTTAACTTCAGGGCTGCAGCGAAAAGTACGGTCCAGGCGTTTTTTGGAATGCTCGCGCGCTTTTTCCTCAGATACCTGAATCACAAGCATATCTGCCGGATCGCAGACAATGTTATAAACAATCCAGCCGTCAATCAGCCCGATGGTTTTACCCGTTCGTGCCGGGCCCACAAACACCACCGCATCGTATTCACGCGATGCCAGGCAGTTCATCGGCTCAATCACATAGGGTGCCAGATCCGGATCCCACGGAACTGAGTTTCCCGCCCCCATTGGCACGCGCATATAAGTACTGACCGCATCGGCCACCGGCATACGACGCGGGGCTCGTAAAATACCGGAAACATCGCGGCGGATGTCTCTGGCGGATGCCCGCTTTGCCATCAGTCCTCCTCAGGCTCTTCCTCCTCTTTTTCAGCGTCCTGCACCCTCTCCGCCATCTGGTCGCGCAGATCATCGATAACGCTTTGCACACGAACCACCGCAGCAGGCGTTAAGGCACAGTCGCGCTCGAGCACATCCGGGAGGGTTTCAAGTACCATGACGACGGCTTTCGCCATCAATGAGAATTCTCGCGCCACTTCATCTGCGGGTATTAACTGCCCCGTATCCTGTTCGAACTTCAGCCTCTCGTTCTCAGCTTTCCAGTGGGACAGCCTGTCAGAGGGGGGCATATCATCAATGTTGGCCGAAACGGTAGGGATCATCAGTTCGGTCAGAATGTCGGTCACCAGATAGAGCTTTAACTTGCTGTTGCTGCCTGGAGCAGGTTCAACATTTTTCAGTCTCGCGGCAACCGTCTGACGGTGTACGCCGGTTATCCCTGCCAGCTGGTTGATATTGAGTTTTAAAGTGGCAATTTCCTGGTCCATGATGGTGAACACTTTTTGAACGATTCGACATCTAGCGAAGATGGCCTCTAATTAAATCAAAGACCTGCGAACATGATGATGATGACCCTGGATCCGAAAAACTAGCCGTTTCCCGCGAGCGCGCCGCCCCGTGGTAGGTCCCCCCGACGGGAGGACCCATGTGATTGCCAATAAAAAACCGCCCGAAGGCGGTTTATGAAACACTTATGAAACGGCTTTATCCTCAGCCTCAGAAGAGGCTGAGATTAAAACCAGAACCATTAGCGCAGCGTAAGAACGATTGATAGTAAGTGCGCAAATTAGTGTTCTTCTCATAGAGAATAGTTGCAAAATCTTTAGGGGAAATTAACCAGCGAATGCCATGTCCGCCACCAGTGTGGAAGTAACGATCGAAAGGTACTCCCGAATTTAAGCAGTCGCTGTTAAGCGTATCCAAATGAATGTGGTCGCGGCCAACGTAAAGCGCGGTCACGAGTGCAGCCTGATCATCCAAAGAATATTGATCCAAAAAAGCCTGCGCATCGGAGGTGTTTTTAAAAGGAATTAGCGGGTCTGCTAAAGTTATAAGTTGCTGTATGTGAGTCATTTTTCTTCCTTAGTATTAGTACCCTCTCTGTGGGGTACGTTGAACTTATGGGGATGAAAAATAGCAATTCAACCTCTGCCACATAAATTAAAAACCAGTAAACTAGGCCAAAGACACGCAGAATCAATCAAAGAAAGAAATTGCACACAACTTATTGCAGACACTGCTCTTTGATGTAGTCCTGAAGATAGCCAACCTGCTTCGTCACTGTGACAATTCGCTCTCTGAGGGTGAAATAATCCCGTTCAGCGGAGTCAGTAAGTCGGGGGCCGGAAGCATCGACCATGCCGCCGGTGCTGGCCGCTCCGTTAGCGGGACATCTGGCGTTGACGTGCAGCCCACACTTGCCATCGCGAACACAACGCTGCAGATCTTCAAGCTGAGATTTCGCATTAGCTAATTCCTTCGTGTATTTGGCATCCATCGCAGCAACGTCACGCTGGCGGGTCTGCATGTTTTTGATGGTGGCGTTCGCCATGCTGAGATTCATAGAGGCTTTATCGCGCTGATCTTTGTAGGTGATGGCGTTAATGCGGTAATGGTTAATCGCCCAGCCCATAGAGACAGCCAAGCAGATAACGACAGCCCAAATGATTGCTGTTAATCGACTCACTGTTCTATCCCCCAGCATGCCAGAGCGCTTTCCTGGTCCCGTCGCTCAACTTGACCATAGCAGCCGTTCTTCTGGCCTTTGGTCAGGCGGCAATCAAGGCCACCATCTTTAATCCACCAGCGGATAGCTTCACAGGCTCCTTTCCGGTCACCAACATTGATACGCTTGTAGAACGTTGAGGGGAAACATTTACCGGGACCAGTATTGTACGGGCAGAAAGAAGCAATACCCGCTTTCTGCGGCTCAGTCAGCGGCACCTTAATATTGCCATCAACCCACGCAAGCGCGTTATCCCGTTCGATGGCGTTTACCTGTTCGCATTTCGCCTGAGTCAGCTTCATGCCCTGCACCACCGGTTTACCATCAACCATCGTTGCGCCGCGGCAAATCGTCCAAATACCGCCGCCATCTTTATATGCAGTGAGCCTGTTCCCTTCTTTCTCATCCAGGAACTGATCGAGAATGACGGATGCTGGCGCACCAGCCAGAACCAGCCCCAGAACAGCCGCACTCAATTTTGCTCTGGATCCCATCACTCACCTTCCTTTTGTAATGCCTCAACGACCACGCTTGCAGCTGCAGGGCGTTCGTGAAGGGGTTTGTCACCGACACCTTTCAGGTAGTCATTGATCATTTTTGTTCTCTTCTCGTCCTCTCTACGAATGCGGTGGGCATCCACACGCCCATTGAGGTAAGAGACAAACGAGATAAGCAGACCAGCGGCGCCAAAGAACATGAACACCATATCTTGAGTGGTAAATCCAATGGCTGACGCCAAAGCAGCTACCCACGCGAAGAACTGCGTGAAGATGTTCCCAGAATCATTCATTTTCACAGTCTCTAACCTAGCGTCATGCCAAAGCTAAAAAAAAAGCTGCCTTTTGGGCAGCTCGGAACGTTAGCGATATTAGATGCATTTAAGCACGATACTGAATAACAATTTTTAACAGATTACAACCAAATTTGCGGACCGCGTTAGTTTTTTTTGATAAAATTTCTCTTTTAGTATATAGATGGAACGAAGCATGAATATTTCTCTTAACTCTGTAAATCGCTATAAAGGCTTTGAACTAGAGTCACCCATAACGTTTCTTGACTATTTGTGCCTAGTTACAGGGCGAAACGGTGCAGGCAAGACTCGACTTTTAGAAGGGATCGTAAATAATAGTATTCAAGTGATAATTGATGATTCACAAGTATATCAAAATCAAGTAACTTTATTAAACATGGACATTGACAATAGAAACATACTTGTCAACTACAGCAATAACAATTATGCACAAAACCTCTCCCATAGCATCCTTCGGGTAGCATCCACCGTAACCGACACAACCCAACTCCCTGAAACTTGTTCGCTAAATGTAAATCACCACTCGGGAATGTATGACCATGAAGAATTTAAAGTGAAGGAAATAGTCGAGCGGGCTGAAGCATTGTTACAGAAAAAAATTCATGATATTACGGCAGACGAATTAGAGTTATCCATCTTGGCGCATAAGGATATCATTAATGGAAAGGAAAATTTAACCCAAACAAGCCTAAGCCAATTAACCGTGAATTATTTTCAAACAATAGTTAAGAATAAATGGTTAAAATTTCTCAAAAGTGAAGGTCAGGATGTTTTCTTTTTAAAGGAAGATGAACTACATTCCATTATGGGTGAAGAGAATCCAGCATTTGCATTCAATAAAACCCTAGAGACATTATTCAGAGGTAAGTTCTCGATTTCACTACCTATAGAGAAAAATGCACACTTTGACTACAATCCAAAATTAACCCTTAACAAAACAAATGAGCAGATTGACATTAAAGATTTATCATCTGGTGAAAAAATAATTTTTTGGCTTGCTGAAAAAACCTTTGAAATTAAATACTCCAATCCAAAATATTTATTCAACAATAAGTCAATCGTTCTAATAGATGAGCCTGATGCACATTTACACCCTCAGATGACAAACGACCTTTTTAGATGCCTGGAACAATTACATAATCTCTTGAGGGTTAATTTTCTAATTACCACCCATTCCCCTACAACAGTCGCGCTGTGCCCAAATGATAACATCATCAATTTAGATTTTTCAGAGACCTCGGCTAAATACTCAGCTAAGATCATTGAAAAGGATAAGGCTATCGCTGAACTTCTTGAAGGAGTGAGTCAGATATCTATAAATCCTGACAATAATCGACAGGTATATGTTGAGAACGAAAACGACTATAACATCTATGAAATGGTTTTTCGTAAAATAAAAAGCCACTCTTCAAGGATTAATAGCTTTATAAACCTTACGTTCGTCAGTTCTGGTGACAAAATCTCTGAAAACGAATTAGCAAAACATTTAAAAAAATATATTGCTAATGAAGATAATATCAAAGAAATTGTGGCCACGATTAATGGACAAGGCAACTGGGGAAAAGTTGTCGGGATGGTTGAATGTTTAAGGAAAAATGGTAACCATACTGTAAGAGGGTTGATTGATTGGGATTTAACAACGAGACAACACATTGAGGACATTAAAGTATTTGCGAAAAACAAGGCTTATTCCATAGAGAACGTTGTCTTTGACCCAATAAGTATTTTTGCATATTATCATCGCAATGACATCATTCATGAGGATTTCACCTTTGACGATACACGTTATAAATCTTGGAATGAACTATTAAATGATAATGTTTTACTTCAAAAGGCCATTGATAATGTAATTAAAAGAGTATTACAGAGAGAGAATAACAGAGATTACGAAGTTTCGTATATGAATGGCAGAACTTTCCAATCTGATAGCGAATTTTATTTTAAGAACGGCCATGAACTTGAAGTATTGATTTTAAAAAATTACGCAAAAATTAATGAACTTCGCCAAAACAACCCTTACCCACCTATAATTTATCAATTTATCAAAAGATCTACTTTAGCTTTCCTTGAATGGGGATTCATAAACACAATATTTGAGGATGCCTTTGTCGAACTGCAAAATTAAAAATAACGGCCAAGTTATTTGGCCGCTTACTTCACTCCATACTAAGCTTAACATTTAACATAGCTAAACAACCCTCAATAAACCCCTCAGCCATTTGCATCTCTATGCGAATAATTTTCTCATCTTTTTTTCGCATTTTGGCTAACTTCCGCTTAGGAATACCATACAAATAATAAGCGACCAGCAGCGAATGTTCATATGGTTTACGTTTCTGAAGTCGTGCCAAACAGCTTTCAATAATCAGGGCGTCGTCATCGGTACATGAGAGGCGAGTTTTGCCACTTGGCGTAAGAAGCCCTTTAAAGCCTGCTGCGATATTTGAGTAATCGACTCCAGAGCTATCTTTCGCAGCCCACCCTCCCCAGCGCTCAAGAACAATTTTAATATCAGGCATTGTCGTCAAGCCTCATAATGTAACTGATGTGCAGTTCTTCTGGATTAAAATCGCAAAGTCGTGCCGAAAGCTTCATTTTATGTCCTCGATAATTATCATTCCGGTTTCGCCCCATACTTTTGATGTCCGGGAGTCCCAAATGTGCGAGTCATCCTCAAACAAGGCGTCCAACAGAGATTTTGTTAAGTTGTCCAGATCAGGCTTTTGCTGGTGGGGCTGACCGTCCATAGCCGCGCGCTTTTTCTTGCTCCAGCTTTTTGGCATCGGCAAAATGTAGGTGATGTGTGCACCACATTCAGGAACGCGGATATCGTGCAGGCGTGCTTCATCGCAGAACATGCGATAGCGCATCACCGGCGGCCGCTGTTTCCATTTATCGCGGCGTGTCATGCGGGGTTTTCCAACTGGGGTGATGATGTATTTAGGCATAGAACACTCCCAGCTCTAACTGGACCTGCTCAAGCAGCTGCAACTCGGTACCGAAGTTTTTCTCCCATTGCTTACGGCCAGCATGAATCGCTACACCGTAACCGCCGTTGCGATGGTGCATATGACAAAGGGGAATTGATTTCCGATGTTCAGCGCGCTGGCTTGTGCCCTGACCGGTTCGGATGTGGTGGATTTCCGCAGGCGTTTCGCCCAGGTTCTGATTGCGGCACACGATGCAGCCCAGTGCGGCTACACGCGAAAGATGGAGGCTATCTGCTTTCTTCATGCCGGACCACCAGCACAAGCAGAAACACCGCGCGTAATCGTGCGGTAAAGGTGATTTGGGGTAATGCTCTGCGCCATTTTGATTCCTCAGGTTGGCGCAGTAATCAGTGGGTGTTCAGCCCGTTTGATTATTATAAATCAACACTTACGGCTTGAAAACCTTAAGGTCATTTCGCAAGGAGTTTAGGTTTACAACCCGGTCTTCATCACCCAGAACCTGGGATGAAAGTCTGTCACCTTCCCGGCGAATCAGTGTGCGCAAGGCATTGCTGGTCACCAGGTAGTCGGTGATTTCACCATCGCTAAGACATAAAACAAGCAGTCCGTCTTTGGTGAGACCGTTAGCAAATTCATTCAATTTCATGGGCAATTCCCTAAAAATGGATTTCCCCTTGCGGGGGCGGTCCTTTTCTCCCTGTGAACTGATTTCATTTAGGTTTCGGCTAACCAGATGTCTAATAGGTTAGAAAGATCAATTAACCATAATTGACCTGTCTAACCGATCTGCTTTCAAGACACAGGAATCAGATCCAGCCTTTTAAATCACAGGCCGATTGTCGGTATCTGTCACAGGATTTAGTAGGTGCGTTATCACGCCCATTACGGTCGCATCGTCCAGCGCATCGCCCTCGATAGCCTCTCCATCCTGAGTGATCAATACCTTCCCCTGGACTTTTGCGATGTCCAGACTGCCGCAGAACGAAATCAGGACGGTGTCACCCACTTCCGGCTCTCTGGCGACGTTTATGATCGCGTACCCGGCTGATGTTTCGATGGTGCGGCAGTTGCCGTCATAGCCGCAAAGGCTGGTGATAGTGAGCGCCTGTTCTGCGTAGTCTGCTGCTGGTGATGGAAAACCCATGATAACCACCCCTGATAATTAACTGTATATTTATACAGTAACACCAAAAAAAAGAGGGTCAAGATTTTGGGCGCAAAAAACCCGCCGGAGCGGGTAAGTGCTTAATCAATAATCAATTCTTCTCATAGCCAGCACCACCAGCAGGATTAAAACCACCAGCCATATAGCCCCTGATAACAGCTCCATCAGATACACTGTTTCACCTCCTGCAAGTGTGTTGCAGGCTCCTTCACGAAAATAATCCAGTGGGTTTTGTCGTTCTTCCCGGTACGCTGGCCGATCGCAGGTTTCTCGTCAGTAAGCTCCAAAATCTGGCTCACCGGGATTTGCGTTTCATTCCATTTGAAAATGAGCACACCGTGTGGCCGCAACACTCGGAACGCCTCTTTGAAACCGGCGCGCAGATCTGAACGCCATGTATTTTTGTTCAATCGACCATATTTTTTCCCCATCCATGCCGTTTGACCGACACGCTCAAGATGTGGAGGATCAAACACAACAACCGGAAACGACGCATCTGCGAACGGCAGCGCGCGGAAGTCAGCAATCAAATCAGGACGGATTACCAGGCGGCGGCCGTCGCATAATTCATGCTCTTCGCTGCGGATATCAGCGAAGAGCGTGCGCGTATCGTGTTTGTTGAACCAGAACATGCGGGAACCGCAGCACATATCCAGGATTGTTTGCTCAGACATGCTCACCTTGCCTCCACTAACTCTTTCCATTTTTCTTTGAGCAACTGCCGGGCAGCTGCCTCTCCATCAGGCGGGAACGAAAATCCCGCGCGGACGCCAGGACAACCGTTCGAACAGCGTACCTCTGCCGAACCCCAGTTCATTCCACGGCTGCGGACCCTCAGTGAAGGAGCCATGCCGCATTGAGGGCATTTCGGTAAATCAGTCATTCCCTAGCCCCTCCAGCAGATGCTTATGGCGGCGCAGCTCCCTAACGGCCCCCTGCAGACGTTGCAGGTTAGCCAGCTTGGCTTTCGTGCGGCGGATTTCGGTCGAAATATAGCGCGATGAGGGAATAATCAGGTCATCAGGGCGGCTGGCGAAAGCTGGGATATCCTGAATAATCTCGGCAGTGGATTTGCAGGCTGGCGCCGCTGTTAGCTCGCTAACCTCTGGTGCTGGCTCCTGCTGCTCTGGCTTTATTGCCGGTTCACCCGCCAGGCTCCAGGTGATGTTTTTACCGTCAACATGGCGCAGGACCAGACCGTCCTTGCACATTGCACCCAGCGAAGCATTCAGGGCTCGCGAACCTTTACCCAGTTTTTCTGCGACCTGATTGGCGGTCATGGCCCCCTGGCCCTGCATTGCTGACAGCACCCTCTCAACCAGCGGCGACTGCTGCTTGGGTCTGATACGCTTCGGCTTCTGCTCTGTCGCGGTACCGAGGAACCAGCCGCCGTCAGCAAAATCACACAGTCCCTGCTCTTTCTGCTCGCGCAGCATGTTCAGCGCTTCAACGGGCTCGATATCCAGACGGGCAGCAACCTCGCGATATGTCGCTTTTTTCATGGCTTTCAGTGCATCAAGTACGGTTTCCATAATTTTCTCCTCAAAATTCACTTAACAGGTCTCAGGTGGCTAACGTTTCCGCGATAGCTCTCCCAGTCAAAGTTCACCCAAATGCCGTTATCCATGCGCAGGCGATCGATAACCCTTGCCCCCAGGGTCTCTACCAGCGCGTCGTAATTCAGGTTGGTCAGAACGCCAACCGGGCGCAATGCGGCCAGGCGGCGATCGATAATCTGGTTCAATAAAACTTTCTCGCCGCGGCTATCGCGCTGAATGCCGACTTCGTCGAGCACCAGCAGATCCACTTTGCAGAGGTCATCCAGCAACGCGGCTTCAGACTGCCCTTCGTCGTAGCAGGCCCGGGCGCGCAAGGTCAGATCCGGCACCGTCACAATCAGAACCGTTCGGCCCTGTTTCAGCAGATAATTTCCGATCGCCGCTGAGAGGTGGTTTTTCCCGGTACCAGGCTTTCCGGTAAAAACGAAACTGGCGAACCCGGTACCAAAATTTTGCGCATAGCTCTTTGCCATACTCAGAGCATGCCGCTGGCCGTCGCCCTCCACCGTGTAGTTCGCGAAGCAGCAACTGCGGTGCAGGTTCTGGATTCCGGATCGCCCGAAAATTTTCTCTGCCCGCGCCTGCTGGTTGATCTTGTCGATCTCCGCTGCGCGCTTTTGCCCTTCTTCGCGCTGCCAGGCCATCAGCTCAGCTGCGCTTTTGAATTTGGGTTCAATGCCTGCCGGAATCACACGGCGAAGGCGATCGAGAATCGAACCTGCGTTTTGCATGCTTACCCCCTGAATCCTGGCGGAACGGTGTTATCTGGACGGGAGATCTGATTGATATCCCGTCCACCAGCCTGGTAATGCCCGGTGCCCGGTGCCGACAGGCGGATAATCAGGTCATCCCATTTTTCGCGGAGTTTGGCCGGGCATTTCACCTGGCGAACCCAAAACGTATCGCTCTGAACGCGCTTGAACATTTCACAAATTTGCTTGTGGCTACGGCCATCAAGGGTGCGCATCAGACGAACGTCATTCGCCCAGACCGTCCAGTTCGGCTCTTTCGGACGAACGATCTCGCCGTCAAAGGTTGCGGCCTCCTCGTAGAGTTTCAGCACGCGCTTCCAAATCCATTGCGCACAGGTCAAATCTTCCTGGCTACCCCATTGGCGTTTCGCAGGGCTACAAACCACTGCTTCCGGGTGACGATTTAAAAATTCTGCGTTTGAAATCTTCCCGTCGGACTGCGAAGCATCCGGACGAGAATTATTTTCTGGTTCTTTGACTGGTTCAGAAGAGTGACTGATTCTGGGTGAATCTCCTTCACTATCCCCTGGTGAACGTGCTGCACCATCTGGTGAATTTCCTGCACCAGCCCCTGGTGAATTTGCTTCACCATCCTGGTGAATCTCCTGCACTACCCTTGCACTGGAATTTGCACCGCTCAGGGTTAGTCGGTAGAAATTGCTGCCATTGCCTTTCGGCCCCGATCTGGTCTCTTTTCGCATCAGTCCAGACTCGCAAAGCGCGGCAACATGATTCATGACGGAACGACGGCTGATCTCACACTGATCAGCGATATGCTGATAGCTCGGCCAGCATTCGCCCTGGTCACTTGCGTTATCGGCCAGCTTAAGCAGAACCAGCTTACGAAGCGGGTTTCCTACCTTGACCTTCATCGCCTGAACCATCAGTTCCATGCTCATAGAACACCTCGATACAACTGAACTAGGCTACGTTTGAACAAGTCGAAACCAGCTTCACTTTGACGCCGACCAGCTGCGCCAGCGCGTCGATTGCTTCCAGAGTCTCGCGGCGGATTACCGGTTGCGGTTTGCCAGTGAAGACTGCATTGGTGGCTTCGATACACTCTTTGTTAACTCTGGCTGCCCGGTAGAGCATGCAGTCTTTCTGCGCCAGTTCGTTATCAATGGCGGTACGGATGGCATAGCTCAGCGCTTCTGCCTGTTTCAGGTAGTTAGGCGTATCGTTGCGGAAAGCACGTTGAATAATCTGCTTGTTGTTGTGCAAACGGCGCGCGTACTCGTCCGGATCCGATACGTCATCAAGTGACTGAAGCAGATCGCCAAAGTGATGCGGGGTTATCAGCTGCGTGACCGTCTTCCAGCCCTTTTCCTGCGCCCAGGACTCCAGCTCGCATGCCAGCTTTTTGATTTCCATCAGTCAGACTCCTTAGGGGCATTGAGGTTAATCTTGTGCTCATACAAAACTGAGTCGTACTTCAATGCACCACCCGTTAATTTTTCCAGTCGAGCGGCGCGTCGTTCAGGTACTAACTCCCCCCACTCACTCACAGAGGATCGAGCGATGTTGAGAGCCCTCGCCACGTTGGCTTTTTTCCCAAAGTGTTTGATTACATCTTCGGTTTTCATTTTGTCCTCCTTGGTAAGTTTTCCTAACTTTATATGTTAAGGAAACAAGAGTCAATGCGCGTTAGGATTTCCGAACTATGAAAACGATCGGTCAGCGTATAAAAGAGCGGCGCTCTGCTTTGAAATATACCCAGCGCAGCCTAGGCAAACAGGCTGGGGTTGCTCATGTCACAATCTCTCAGTGGGAACGTGATGAAACCTCTCCAAGGGGCGATAATCTCTTCAAGTTAGCTGCGGCTCTTGGCGTTGAACCTGGCTGGATCATTAAAGGCGATGACGGATACGAACCAGCCCCAGCAGAATCGCATCGGATGCTTTCACCGCAACAGATTCAGCTTCTGGAACTGTTTGAAAAACTCCCCAACGCTGAGAAAGAACAGCACATCATCAATTTGCGGGACAAGGTCAAAGACTACGATGAAACGTTCAACGACCTGATAAAAACCAAAAGCAAAGAAGAAATCCTGCAGATCCTCAAAAACCTCGATATCAAATAATTTTTCTTCACGCCAGGCCGCTTCAATAGCGGCCTTTTTGTGTTTTTCACGATCCTGTTGTTAGGTTTTGCGAAATTCACCCTTGACGTTTTGTTAGGTTTAAATAACAATCTGCGTTATCAAAACTTAACAGCAGTAATCAGTAAACGTTCCGCCTACCCGGCGATAGGGTGATTAGCCAAGCAAAGCAGCAAACAGGGGTTCGAGATGGAAAAAGCATACGAAGAGTATTTCAACAGTCTGGCGGAGGGTGAAGAAGCACTGAGCTTTTCCGAGTTCGTCCAGGCAGTTTCTTGAATGTGGCGTAAGCCAAAGGCTTGAAGGCGGTTTTCTCAGGTTGCGCGCTAAAGCATAGCGGGGAGAACCTGGGGCGGAGAGCAAACCCCGCGTTGCAGGACTTGAAATACCTTCACAGACCAATAAGCCGACTGGCAGCGAAACTGACCTTTACATCTGCCCTGGCGAGGTGGCGCCGCCAGACCAGGGCAGATGAATCGTCCACAACATGGAGGCGCATTCCACTCTTTCACTAATGGGGATTGGTTTGTTAGCTGGCGGAGTGTGCTTCCAGTTGTGGGCAATCGAAATTGTGGATGGCTGTTAATAACCTTATAGGGGATTCATTATGACAGACTTTAATCGTCAACCATCACGGCAACAGGCAGTCCGCCTTAACTGGTTTGAAATAAAACTTCGAAAACTTTGTTATTTGCTTGCTCAAAAAGGCAACCCTGAATTCTGAAGGTTAATAGCGTCGATAAAACGCAATAACCTGACTGTCATTTAATTATACACGATTAAAAACCATGCCTTAAATGGCAGGAATTCTCTCAACCTAAAACAAGGTGTCTGAAATGAAATTAGAAGTAACAACCATTGAAATGGGTCTTGCAATAGTAAACAAAGAAATTGCGACATTTAATATTAACGGGATTATTTCTGGCGTGGTTCATCTACCATCCTCTGGCCCTGTAACCGTAGTACTTGATGGTGGCTATGTGCTGGGCGAGTTTCATTGTCCAGTATGCGCTGTTAAGCACATTAGCTTGCTGTCTGTGAACTTCACAGAAGCGCAGAACGCCTGCGGCATGTCCTATTACGATTACAAACGCCAACTACTTAACTGATATGGATGACATCATTTGTCATTGCGCCGTTTGCTGCCGCGAATATAAAAAATCGGAAATGCACGAAAGGAAAACAGACATATACCCCTTTAAGCGCACGATTTATTTATGTGAGCAATGCAATGAAAAAAGAGAAAGGCGTAACGCGTTAAAAAAGGTTAAGCGTGTTATTCGTAAACCATATCGCTAAACATCACACACCAAAAAATTAATAGAGGTAATTATGTCTGTTGAATTAAAAGTTTTCGGCGGTGCTTATTTTCCAAAAGATAAAGCCTTGAAAAAATACCCGGACTTAAAGCCGCTTGCTACAGCAGTAAATTCGGCCACAAAAGCCATTGCTGAAGCTGTTATTTTCGGCAAGCTGGCGGCTGAACATCCTGAACATATAGATGATTATTTTAAGGTGAAAATTTGGGAGCACCACGAAGACCTTCCATGTCCTGAGCTTGATGTGTTTAGCGCTGATTTCTTTGGTGAGCACGTTGTCTGGAATACCAATCGAGGTGAACCAGCTGCTGCGCCACAACCAGAAATCGATAATAACGAAACCGTGCACGCGGCGGGTATGAAGATTGTACGCAACCTTGACCAGGACTCCCGCGCGGCATGCCTCGCCCTCTTCGGCGCAGTGGAGGAGATCACCGATTCGCAATTCGGTCAGGTAGTCGATTTAAATAACTACGACGATGGCAGCTTCCAACGAGAACTGGCCCAGGCTTTTGTGAAGGAACCTCGCGTGTTTGCCCTGAGCGGTGAGCGGCAGGAAGAACTACTGGCGTGGATTCGCAAAACTATGAAGGTCTCAACTCAGTGGCCTGATATCAAAAAAGGTATCACTAAATGGATCGACACTCCGGCAGCAAAGCGTGAGCCTGTTGCTACCGACATCAAACCGGACACAGAAGCCAGCCTGGGCGGTAATACCCCTACCGATCGCAGTCCTGATCTGGTGCATAATCTCGCAACTCTCCGCCTGGAAACCGCACTGGGCATTCTCTCGGCCGCGATGGATTTTGATATTTATGCCATTCCATCCGAAATTATCCGCCGCGCCAAAGAGATGGAAAGCGAGGGAAGAGATCCGCGCTTTTCTGCCTGGTGGAATAAATTACGCGGCACTCCGGGCATCCTGGACTTCTCCCGCGCCTCCATTATCGCGCTGATTAAAACCGCTCCGGAAGACCTTTACCTCAAGCCGGTCGATCTGCGTGCATATATTAACCGCAATCTGGTTGAATCGAATCATGCGAAACCGGATCAGAAAACAATCGATATCGCATGCGGCAATATCAAGCTGGAGACTGAAAATGATGAAACCAAACCGTCTGTACCGGGCGAAACTCTTCCACCAGCAGTTTGTCCTGGCAAAGCTGCGCAACTCGACAAAGAACTCAGCGAGACATTCGCTCCGAACACGACTCCTGAAAAGCAAGCCGGCGGTCAGCCGCGTGTCGAGAACCTGGGTGGAGGAGTCTTCTCAGTCGATGCTCTGATAAATACCCCCTCCTCAAATGAAGTCGAAAAACAGGAAGTGCCTCCAGCTCAAGACGTTCGCGAAGCACCAGACGCACGCGAATTTTCGATTTTGCACGCACTAAATGATCTGATTTCTGGCCGCACCAATATCATGGGGAAAGAAGAGGCTGAGGGCGTGGTGGCATGCACAGGTCACCTCGTTTCCGATGTTATCCCGCTACTGATGGAAGATATCACCGCCACAGAATTTTGCTTGTCTCCTGATTTCACCGACGAGGAGATCCACGACGTGGCCACCACCATGCTGGATAGCTGGTCCGATGAAATTAGCGTTCGTCAGAAAATCGCTCTTGATGCGATCGTGGAATACCGCCGCCCGGCACCACCAAAATCTGTCGCACTCGATCCTCCAGCCGTTACTGCTAAGCCGGATGCCGAGCCCGAACCAGTAGCTGAAACAAACGCGCCGCTTTCATCGATTACCTACCAGCAACAGCTGACCATTGCAGCGCTGCAGGGCTTATGTTCCAACCCGGCATATTGCAATCAGTATGAGGAATTACCGGCTATGGCCGCCGGGCTTGCCCGCGGCGTGATCAACCATCAGGAAGGCTCCTGTGCGTCTGATTAACCGTAGCAAGGGAGACAGCATCGGCGGGCCAGCATGCGCCGCCGCGCTCAAATGCCATTTTGATAAATATGGCGAGCATGGTCGCAGCGACAAACAGACTTTTTACACCATCAAGTTCAAAGGGAGAAAAATTACGGTTGAGGTTGTTAACCGCCCCCGTAGTTACGTGGCAACGGCAATGATCGGTGCCAGGCATCTTATGTGCCTCCCTGGCCTTGGTCGGTGATTTTTGACAATCAATATACTATCTGCCGCTACGGTATTGTGCTCGTGGCGGCGTCATGGAGTTAAGCATGGCGCAAATCATTTTCGATGAAGAGTGGATGGTGGCGGGAAGGCTAACTGAGAAAACGGGGCTGGATGACAGGCAAATAAAAGCTTATCGCCTCGGAAGCTGGATTGAAGGGGTTCATTTTAAGCGAGTACCCGCGGTACCCGGTGGAGAAAGCAAACGCGCTTTGGTCTGGTACAACTTTCCGCTGATTAATAGATTTATTCAGGAAGCATGATGAACTTTCCAACCGGCGTTGAACTTCATAACGGAAAAATCAGAATCACGTTTACCTATCGCGGCATTCGCTGCCGCGAAGTTCTCCGTGGCTGGGTGGTTAACAGCAGTAACATCAAGAAGGCGGGAAACCTTCGTGCAGTCATCGTGAGTGAGATCCAGTTCGGCCAGTTCGACTACGCTGCGCGCTTCCCTGAATCGAAGGCTCTGAAAAAGTTTTCATCAACTAAGCGGATCACGACATTTAAAGAGCTGAGCGATTTTTTCATTGATACAAAGGCTCTGGAGGTGTCGGGGGCTACCCTTCATTCTCTCACATCTGCAGTTAACACACTGAAACGTGTTGTGGGAGAAAATACTCCACTGGCTGATATTCAGCACGCCGATATCCTGAATTACCGCAAAGAACTGCTGACCGGCAGCGTATTAAACCCTTCAATGCCTAACCTGGTTAAAAAGGGACGCGCGCCCTCAACAGTCAATAAACAGATGGCGGTTTTATCAGAAATGCTGAAGCTTGCTAATCGAAGTCAGTTTATATTACACGCTCCTTATGAGGGCGTGTCCCGGCTGAAGCTATCTAAGGCAGACCCCGATCCGCTTCTACTTCATGAGTACCAGGCACTGATTGCCGCCCTTCCCCGAAAACTGGCTTTGATCATCATTGTAGCCGTCCACACGGGAATGAGGCCCGGCGAGATTTGTGCTCTGGCGTGGGAGGATATCGATCTGAGAAAAGGTGAAATTCACGTATCAAGAAGCCTGACGAACAAGCGGGTGTTTGTGCCGCCGAAAACAGATGCTGGTATACGAACGATCACGCTGCTTAAGCCTGCACATGATGCGCTGCTGGAGCAGTTCGAAATCACAGGCAATAACCCAAGACAGCAGATCATTTTCCATCACCGTGAAATCGGCAAAACAGAGCCACAAAATCTGCGGTTTGTGTTTTCCCCTGAAAAGAAATCTTCAGTGAATGAGAGCTTTTTTTCCAAAAACTCGATTTCGTATGGATGGAAACGGGGCACTAAACTTTCGGGAATACGTGAGAGAAATCCTTATCAGTCCCGACACACATACGCGTGCTGGACGCTTATGGCCGGTGCTAACCCTTCCTTTATCGCCAGCCAGATGGGCCATGAGGATGCGCGTATGGTGTATGAGGTTTATTCGAAGTGGCTCGGCGATATGAACCAGGATCAGGTCAAGATGCTGAACAATCAGATGCCAACAGCTTTGCCCCCAGGACGCCCCCAAGGGATTGGAAGTATTAAAAAAGTCATTTAATTTCATGACGCTGGTTCCAAACTCCATAATCAGCGTTAAACTATTCATACCATTCATATAGGGAGAAAAGATGATGCGCGTACTGGTTGTTGAGGATAACGCATTGCTACGCCATCACCTGAAGGTTCAGCTTCAGGAGATGGGACATCAGGTGGACGATGCCGAAGATGCAAAAGAAGCCGATTATTATCTCAATGAGCACCTGCCGGACATCGCCATCGTCGACCTCGGATTGCCTGATGAAGACGGTTTGTCGTTGATTCGTCGCTGGCGCAGCCATGATGTCTCCCTTCCGGTTCTGGTGTTGACCGCACGTGAAGGCTGGCAGGACAAGGTTGAAGTGCTCAGCGCGGGCGCGGATGATTACGTCACCAAGCCGTTTCACATCGAAGAAGTGGCGGCACGCATGCAGGCACTGCTACGCCGCAACAGCGGCCTGGCCTCCCAGGTGATTTCGATTCCCCCTTTCCAGGTTGATCTCTCCCGTCGTGAATTCTCGATCAATAATGAAGTCATTAAGCTGACCGCGTTCGAATACACCATCATGGAAACGTTAATCCGCAACAGCGGCAAAGTGGTGAGCAAAGACTCCTTAATGCTTCAGCTTTATCCGGATGCCGAGCTGCGTGAGAGCCACACGATTGATGTGTTGATGGGACGTCTGCGCAAGAAAATTCAGGCGGAGTACCCGCAGGACGTGATCACTACCGTCCGTGGTCAGGGTTATCTGTTCGAAATACGCTAAATGAAAGGGATCTTGCGTCATATTCTGCCCCTCTCGCTGCGGGTTCGCTTTTTACTGGCAACAGCCGCCGTCGTGCTGGTGTTATCCCTCTCCTACGGCATGGTGGCTCTGGTGGGCTACAGCGTCAGTTTTGATAAAACAACTTTTCGGCTGTTGCGTGGTGAAAGCAACCTGTTTTATACCCTGGCGAAATGGGAAAACAACACGATCACCGTCGAAATGCCGGAAAACCTTAACCAGCAAAGCCCGACGCTGGCCCTGATTTATAACGAAAAGGGAAAACTACTTTGGGCACAACGCGATATCCCATGGCTGGTTAAAAGTATTCGTCCGGAATGGCTTAAGACCAATGGTTTCCACGAACTTGAAGCCGATCTGAACACCACCAGCTCGCTGCTGCGCGAGGACCGCTCCCTGCAGCAAAAGCTGAATGAGATCCGCGCAGACGATGCCGAAACAGAAATGACGCACTCCGTGGCGATTAACCTCTACCCGGCCACGATGAACATGCCGCAGTTAACCATCGTGGTAGTCGATACCATCCCGGTCGAACTTAAACGTTCTTATATGGTATGGAACTGGTTCGTCTATGTTCTGGCCGCGAATCTGCTGCTGGTAATCCCGCTGCTGTGGCTCGCCGCGTGGTGGAGTTTACGCCCCATCGAATCGCTGGCGAGAGAGGTGCGCGAGCTGGAAGAACATCATCGTGAGAAGCTCAACCCGGAGACTACCCGCGAGCTGACAAGCCTGGTGCGTAACCTCAACCGTCTGCTGAAAAGCGAACGTGAGCGCTATGATAAATACCGCACCACCCTCACCGACCTCACGCATAGCCTGAAAACGCCGCTGGCGGTGATGCAAAGTACCCTGCGTTCGATGCGCAGCTCAAAGCTGAGCGTTGATGACGCCGAGCCGGTGATGCTGGAACAGATCAGCCGTATTTCTCAGCAAATTGGTTACTATCTGCACCGTGCCAGCATGCGTTCCGGCAGCGCGTTATTGAGCCGCGAACTGCATCCTGTGGCACCGCTTCTGGATAACCTCACCTCCGCGCTCAACAAGGTTTACCAGCGCAAAGGGGTCAATATCAGCCTCGATATCTCTCCCGAAATCAGCTTTGTTGGTGAAAAAAATGATTTCATGGAAGTGATGGGCAATCTGCTGGATAACGCCTGTAAATATTGCCTGGAATTCGTGGAAGTTTCCGCGCGTCAGACGGATAACGAATTGCATATTATCGTTGAGGATGATGGCCCGGGGATCCCGCGCAATAAACGTGATGTGGTATTCGACCGCGGTCAGCGTGCAGATACGTTGCGCCCCGGCCAGGGGGTTGGGTTAGCGGTGGCACGCGAAATCGTCGACCAGTACGACGGAAAAATTGAAACCGAAGACAGTTTACTCGGAGGCGCCAGAATGGAGGTCATTTTCGGTCGCCAGCAGCCCACATCGAACGATAGTTAACCCGTTATGTGAAAAATGCGAGGATCTCGCACCCAGGCTCCTGTGCTTCCGTTATAATCCGAGTCAGTAAGAGCCTGCGGAATAAAAAAATATGGATTATCACTTAACACTTAACTGGCCCGAATTTATTGAACGTTACTGGCAGAAACGCCCGGTCGTTCTTAAACGCGGGTTCAGCAATTTTGTCGATCCCCTCTCCCCTGACGAACTGGCCGGCCTGGCCATGGAGAGCGAAGTCGACAGCCGCCTGGTAAGCCACCAGGACGGGAAATGGCAGGTCAGCCACGGTCCTTTCGAAAGCTACGATCACCTCGGTGAAAACAACTGGTCATTACTGGTTCAGGCGGTTAACCACTGGCATGAACCGACTGCGGCGTTAATGCGTCCGTTCCGCGCCCTGCCCGACTGGCGAATGGACGATCTGATGATCTCCTTCTCCGTGCCAGGAGGGGGCGTTGGTCCGCATCTGGACCAGTACGACGTATTCATCATTCAGGGTACAGGCCGCCGCCGCTGGCGCGTGGGCGACAAAGTGCCGATGAAACAGCACTGCCCGCATCCGGACCTGCTTCAGGTCGATCCGTTTGAAGGGATTATCGATGAAGAGCTGGAGCCGGGTGATATTCTCTATATCCCACCAGGGTTCCCGCACGAAGGGTATTCGCTGGAAAACTCGCTGAACTACTCCGTCGGATTCCGCGCACCAAGCGGTCGCGAAATGATCAGCGGCTTTGCTGACTACGTGCTGCAGCGTGAACTGGGCAGCCATCGTTACAGCGATCCGGATGTGCCTGCGCGCGAGCACCCGGCTGATATTGTGCCAGCCGAACTGGACAAGCTTCGCGGCATGATGCTGGATTTGATCAATGAACCGGCGCATTTCAGCCAGTGGTTTGGTGAGTTTATCAGCCAGTCACGCCATGAGCTGGATGTGGCACCGCCAGAGCCGCCATACCAGGCCGACGAGATTTATGACGCACTGCA